GATTCAAAGCCGCGCATCAGTGCATCGGTCAAACTGTCCTCAATCACTGTTGAGGTTTTTTCAAATTCTGTTTTTGTTTCTTTTGCTGTTCTCAAAAGGGCATTGTCTTCGGCCAAGTCTGCTTGCTGGCGCAACAAACGCGCTTGCTCGGCCAAAGCCTCATTGCCTTCATAAGTAGCAGCCGCAAACTCAAGGTCTGTCGCTGTGGATCGCATAACCGCGATCTCGCGTGCAATTACTGCGTCTTTGCCCAATTTCAATTCATCGTTTTGAGCAATCAGAGCAACAACACCAGCACGCAATCCTTCTGTGGTTTTGCTTTGCTCATCATTGAGTTTGTTCGACAAGGTGATGACCGCTTGCTGGGTTTTTGCATTGTCTTTCATCTCGGCATTGATGCGCTCAGTGGTCAGCAATTCTTCCAGGCTTTGCGTGATCTTGATCTTTTGCGATTGGTTGAGTTTTACCGTGCCCGACTGAATGTCTTGCATGATCTTCAATGCAAGTTTTTGGCTGTCAGACAGTTTTTCTGTCTGTTGCTGTTCCAGCAGCATTGCGCCTGTCTTGTCTTCAATATCGATCAACAGTTTTTCGTAATTCGCGACCTGCTTTTTTTGTTCTTCAGCAGCCTTTTTTTGCGCATCAGTCAAAACAGTGGTTGCGACAGCAGCCTTTGTTGCGGCTGGCGCGGCTTGTCGCAAAAGACGCTCAGTCTCGGCTTGGCTTTGATTCAGTCCAGCTTGCTCTTTTTCCAGTGCCTTGTTGGCATTCATGTAACGCTGGATGCCATCAATCGCTGGCACAGCAGCCGCTGTGATCGCCAAAATAGCCAAGGCAATGGGATTGGCAGCAAATGCCGCTGTAACACCCATCACCGCCAGTTTTAATGCGCCAAACGCGGCCGCTGTCGCGCCGATTCCAGACACCAGCAAGGGCGCTGCAAAGATCGCGCCAAGAGCCATCAGCGTGACTTTGTTGTCATCGATGAACTGTGCAAAGTTTTTGACAACATCAGACAAACCAGCAATTGCTGTTTGTGCGCCCTGCACTGCTGTCATCAGCAGTGGGCCTGTCATTTGGTCATTGATGGTGCGGAATAATGAGTCCCAAGAATCGCCCAAATTGCTGATCGCGCCATCAAGCGTTTTCGCCCGTGCATCCATTGCACCAGCAAAGTCAACATCACCGATGCGCCGCAAATAGCCCTCAATCTCGGCTGCGTTCTTCCCGATTTCAGTGCTTACACCTCTGAAAGTGAAAGTAACCCGATCACCCTCTGATTTTGAGCGAATGCCAAATTCTTTCAGGCGCTCAAATTCGCCTGTGGCTGCATCGGCCACAGCCTCAATCATTTGGTTGAGCGACTTGCCCATCGCGCTGGCCGTGTTGCCATAGCTGCGCAAAGAACCTTCAGAGGCATCCAGGCCCATCGCTTTCATTTTGATGAAAGCTGATGTGACCTCTTGCAATGAAAATGGAGTGGTGGCAGCAAAGTTGGTAAGCAGCGCAAAGGCTTTATCGGCCTCTCGCGCTGATCCCGTAACAGTAACCAGGCTTGCATTTAACGTGCCGAACTCGCGCTCGACAGAAACCAACTTGCCTGCAAACGCACCGATGGAGACACCAGCGAACAATGTGCCGACTGTGCGCATGGCAGATTCAACGCTCTTGGTGATGCTGGCCATAGCCCCATCAACCGTTTTGCGTGCGCCTTCCATGTCCTTTTGCAATCGGACAATGTTGGCTGCCATTTCAATCGTGAGTTGTCCAACTGCTGTCGCCATGGTTTACCTCTTAGCCTGTATGAATGCCTTGAATGCGTTGGTCACCTTCTTACTGACAATCCCCCTGTCAAACTCGTTGACTGGATCGCCAAAAGGTGGTGAACATTCTGGTTTTTTGCTCTCTTCTGTCTGGATCAGATACCTGCGCGACATCTCGCGCAAAACCCTGAATTCCCATGCTTGAAGTTCAATCCCAGTGCATTCTTGCCAACTCAAAATCTCCTTTGATGACAGAGGAATTGGCCCCATACCGCCAGATTCCACCACCCCAAGGTCGTGCCAGTAGGTTATCACATAGTCAGCATCGCCGACATCAGGAAATCGAGGATTTCCACCATTGCGCTCAATTTTTTGCGCCCTGGTCAGTTGCTCAGACTTTGTGTCTGCTGAAGCCACAGATTTGCCCTTATCAGGCGCAGTTGGCACAGTGTTAAACCATGCCAACTGCCTCGCATAGAGAATCAGGTCTTCGCAGACTGAGGCGTAAAATTTGCCCAGTCACTGATCGCCTTATTGACTTGTTCGGTGATAAAGCCAATCGATGGATCGCTGTAAGCCTCGCGGAACATTTCCACGCCTGTGAATTCTTTGTATGTGAAACCATTGAAAGACACAGTGCAAGAGGCCAGAAAATCTGAATCCAATTCGCGCTGCTCGTTGTCCTTCATCTTTTTGCCGCCCTTTTTGACGTACTCAAGAATCGCACGATTGCGCACTGCTGTGGCTTTTTGGAATGCCTTGGAGCCTGGGCCATAAACCGTAATGCTCAACTGTTTGCCATCGGCATCCAGCAAAGCCTCACCATCGACAGCTTCCAAATTTACAAGGGCAGTTTCTTTCACTGCCAAGGCTGAAATATCAAACATAGGTAACCTTTCGCGGGTTGAAAAATTGCCCGTGCTGGAGACAGCCTCACCCCGCGAAAGGCGAGAACTGTCCCCAGTCGGTGCGCGTTTTGCCATTTCTGGCAGATTTAAGCAGCCATCGATTCAACGATGCCAACACCAGCAGCGTTGGTGCTGATTTCCAAGGCGCAGGTGGCTGTGGTGATCGAGTCAACCGAACCAACCGCAACTTTGAAAGACATCACTTTGGCTTGGAAGAAATAGCGATCACCGTTCTGGGTTGTCACCATGAAGCTGTAATCATTGTCACTCAGGCTTGCGGCCTTCATGATGATCTGGCCAGCGTCATCGGTGTCCAGGCCCAATGACAGGGTCATTGTGCCTTCGTTGAAGGAACCCTTGAACTTCTGTGTGCCGCGAGTGCCAACAGGGTTGTGGGTAACCAAGGCGAATTCACGGCCAAACTCACCCAGATCGGTGATTTCGCCCACAGTGGCAGGCACTGGGGATGCTGTGAAGAGTGTGTTGTAACCGCTGGAGTTAAATGTTGCGGGTGCGGATGCAGTGACTTTAAGTGTCGTCCCTGCTGAGGTGCGGACTGTCATTTCAGTTTCCTTTCAAGGTCAAAGAGAGGGCCAACAGGGATGCTGGCATTTTTTCCGCGCTTTCGCACGAAACCGTTTTATTGATGTCATTCGTAATACATCAACATGTAATCGACAGACTGGGTGAAAACACCAATCTCATCATCTTTTTCAATCGGGCCAAGCAATTCAACTCGGCTGCTGATAACTGTTTTCCCAGCAAAAACCTGCTGAAGTTTGAAGTCCATTGCCGACCTTACAGCCGCCAATATGTTTTTCACTTCGCCGATAGATTTTGCAATCGGGTTGATCTGGATTCTAGCCCTTGCCATCTGTCTTTCGACAGAAAAATTAAGATGTGGCACTGGGGTTGCATCAATAATCGTGTAAACGATGGCTGGAAATGCGCTGTTTTGTGGCAGTTGGCCCATTGCTCGGCGATCACCCACCAAGGCAATCACGCCAGCATTGTTCAGCATCGATGCCACGATCAGTTCTGGATTCATATTTTGCCGATCTCTTTTGCCAGTCTGGTTGACACATACTGTGCGAAAGTTGCAACCGCCTGATCGCTGGCCCCGTCAAAAGCCCTGCGCATGAATGGCTGTGGCTTGATGCCTGGATGAACTGCGTTGTTGCGCATCACGCCACCAAAGTTCAGCGCCTTTTTTAGCCTGCGCTTGCCTTTGGTCAGTTTGGGGATTTTGTAAGGCTTACCAACAGATCGGCCCGTGCCAGTGTAATAGCTGGCAGTGCCAAATTCCACCATCCTGGCATAGTAAAGATCAGTGCCGACATTCACCACCACTCGCCCTTTTTTGACGTTGGTTGATCCTGTCTTGATGCTGCGCTTCAGAATGCCATCATCCACTGGCGCTGCTTGTCTTGCCGCATCTCGGTAAACATTCGCACCAGCACGAACTGCGCCGCGCATGATGTTTTTCTCGATGCGCACGGGTAACTGTTGCAGCATGGTGTGCAATTCTTTCAATCCCTGAACCTGAAAAAACTCATTGGCCATTGATGCTGCCCTCAGTGCAATCAAACTCGATGAACCTGCGATCTTCGTCAACATCTCGGCTTGCGCTGATGTTGAAAAACCTGCTGCCATAGACGATGCGCCATGCATCGGCCTCAAGTGGTGGCATCAGGGTTGCGCTGTATCGGACTGTCACTGTGTGGGTCAGAATCGACTCGACCACCATGGCCACATTGCGCATACGCTCTTTGCCGCCCAATGGCTTGACCTGCGCCCAGACCTGCGCGATGGTTGTCCAAGAATCAAGTTCTTGGCCGTAGCTGTCCTTTGTCGCTGATCGACGCTGGATGCTTACCCGCTTGTCAAGTCGCCCGATCTTGTCCATGTCATGGCCCCATGTTGATGCGATAGGGGGCCATCAGATATTGCGCCATCACTGGGATTTCGTAATTCTGCTTACTGACAATCGCGCCCCTGTTTTCGTACAGGTCGGTAATCGTCAGCAGCATGGCCTGTGTAAGAGCCTGGGGCAGAACATTCGTGACTGGGCTGGTGTTGCCAGTAAATCCAGCCTGAAATGTCACTGTGACCGCATTGGGCTGATTCCTAACCGCTGGCCATTGCTTGTCATAGGCCAGCACGATCTGGGAGGGCTTGCTGAAAGTGTCCAGCACATAATCGCCAGAGGGGATCGTTTGTGTCGCGCCGTTGGTGTCCACATAAGTGATGCTGGTGATGCTGTTCACAGGGTATGTGCCAAGGTCAATCGCCAGATTCTCGAAATAGTCCAGCTTGACTTGGAATGTGTTGACAGCCGCAGTCAATTCAGTGAAGTTTTCCACCGCCTCGCGTGCGACTGTAATCAAGGCAGTGACCAGCGCATCGTCTGGATGCGTTGGTGGCGATCCCATGGTATCGAGCCGTAAATGCAGCCGTGCTGTTGCAAGGCTGACAGGCTCTGTGGCAACAGAGCCAATCGCCTTCAATTTTCTGACTGTTTTGGCCATTTGACTTGATCCCCAAGATA